GGCTCATCTTCAGTTATCTTCAGCCGCGTAGTCTTCATACCCAAACTGTAAATAGTCTCAAGCTCTGGAGTCGAGAGACTATCACCAAGTTGTGATATGAAAACATCCAATGCCGTACCACTTGTGGGTAGTGTTGCCGTGGTATATTGGATGGAGGCACTAGGCGTTGTGATTTCCACGACTTGCACCATGAAGTACCTAATACCCGTAGCTGTATTGGATGAAACTACAGTAGCAGTGTCATTAATAAACACCGACTGTGTGGTTGCACCCGTAACGGTAGTTGAAAGATTCAAAGATGCTGTTGACGTTCCATACCATATTGCAACTATGAGAAATTTCCCAGTTTGTATATGACTAGGAAAAGTGATCGTATCAGGGCCCGCACCAGTAGCGGACAAAGCCATTGTCATATTACCACGATCAAAAATGGATGGAATGACGGAGCCTAATATATTAGTGTTGGTGTATGCACCACCACTATAAGAGGCCCAGCTAACTGAGTTGGCAGCTCCTGGAGCTAGGACTGGTTTGAAAAACTCAACGTCATAAGTGACCCATAGCTCACCTATTTTGGCTGCTGCTTGCATGCCGACGGTGGCTATTGTAAATCGACCTAGATCATAGAATCTCGCGTCCTCTGAGGACTCTGTGTCAGGGTGTCTGACAAAAGATACTATGGTAGGACGTTCTTGTGGGTCACATTCCACGGCGTGCAACATATCGCGGCTAGGAGCAGTTCCGCATGAAAATTCATAATTTTCCATTTCCAACTTGGAGGAAAAGCTAGGCCTTGTGCTGTTATATTGGGTTGCCATAATTACTCGCCCTAATGCAGTGTTTGTGCTGTTTAAGGCTGAAGCGCTGGTTGATTCAAACGATAATACCATACCGTGGTATTTATACTCATCAAATAGATCTGCCATACCGCTTAACCAAGGATGAAGTCCCCGGTTTCCTGGATTCAATGACATTTCTACGGCAGAAAAGGTAGTGGAACCGGTGATATCCATAATGAATTCCCGGTGTCTAACTCGGATCCCCCTCTTGTGATTGATAAATACTGGAGTGGAACTAGTAAGAACAGTATTACTGTTAACAGAATAATCACCAAAACCGGTGATTTTCTTAAACAGTTTACCGGCATGTCGTCCGACGACAGCGCCGATATCTTCTGCTCTTCCACTTCCCAAAGCAGCCATGATAGAGGCTGGTTTGACGTGCGTTTTAGGTTTAGATTTGTTTGCATGTTTGCTGTTATTTGTTTTCTTTTTCATATTTTCAAATTGAAGCCCAGTTTCAAATCTATTCCTAAACGTGTAAGCGTTGTTGATATAATGTATCGGCACAGTTGCAAGCAGTCCGTAAGTGCCAAAACAGTAGTAATAAAACTGTAGCAGCACATGGAAAGCAAAATTGTAGACATTATTGTTACTATAGGATTCCAAAATTCCTATTACCATTACCAAAGGCCATCCAAAATAGCATTTTAGTAATTCTTCATACATTGGCGCCAAAACCAACGCATGTAACAAATTGTCACTCAAAACCAAGCCCAAACTATGCATAGACCACTGATAATCAGTATTGGAATCAACTCCCCAGTCTACTTCCATCATTCTATTCAAGGTGGGTTCTAGTGTAATGTCCATGGGGAAACTAGAACATTCAACCAGAAAGGTTTCGGCATCCATAATATCATTAATGGTGATATCGTAGATTTCACACAACTGCTCATACACATCTTTATAGTCGTAACTTATCAGAGAACTTGCGTACTCATTGTACTCATCACGGTATTCTACCACCGAGTTGTTCCAGCGTTTGTACACTGGATGAGAATAAAGACATTGCATGATAGGAAACAAGCATAAATTACAAGCTAAGCCTAACAGAATTCCGGTATATTGTTGTTCTATTTCAGCTGCTGAGTAGTTTGTATTTTTGCTCCAAAAAGTCTTGGCCAGTAGTTTTCCCGGCTTGGGTGTCAACACATGGCAACTTTCACCGTTCATAACGCCTTTGAAGACGTAAGAACTGCAAAACTCAACCGTTTCGAGGTTTTTCCTGACTAATTTGGCCCTGAAACCTAGCAATTTCAGGATGTTTTCTGCACGATACAGATCAGCGTCGGTAGTATTCGGACTCAAGAAACATATGGAGTCGTCACCTTTTATTATCATCGCTTTCAAAAGACCTTTGAGAGCATGATGCATTACGGTGCCGTTTACAATTGTGTTGCCAAGAAGGGTTTCACTCCTCCCAGACATACGCACAGCTTTTACCACATATTCCAAGTGTTTCGAGTACACCTTGGCACCCTTGATGTCCATTTCCATCAGATTGATGTCTTCAAGATCCATGTTTGTCAACTTTAGAGCAGCTATTACGCATCGTAATGATGGCTCAGTTTGAGTTGAATCAAAGACCTTGAAATCATTTTCAACCAATGTAGTTCCATTGCTAGCGCGGTAGATAAAATCACCTATCGCCACACTATCACCATGCAAAGGAAAACATACATTGGTGTCTGAAAGTTCTAGACTAAGTGCCTCCGCTATCGGAACAAGCCATCTTCCAATCCTAAAGTTGAGTTCTACGTCCGATCCATGAATGGGCCGGGGTGCTTTGACACTTGCGTAAAACTCTGCTTTAATGAAGAAGCTTGATCTATTGCTCAAAGTTTCCTGTCGTTCATGTTTCTCCAAATACTCTTCCGTTAATTTTCTCATCTTCTTCGCTGGAAATCTTGAGACCCATTCATCAAATGACAATGGGTCAACAGATATTTTCTTCAAAGAATCAACTAGAAAACATGGAAGCACCACCTTGTCCCATTCATCATATCCGTTCCTATCTACTTTGCTAACGACTCGTTCACGAACAGAAGCTTCAGCATTATGGGAACATCTACGTGGGATAAAAGGAAGATGATGTAATGAATATATCATAGACTTTGCTCGCAAGACTGGGCCGCATGGTTGATGAACAACTTTAACATGTGAGCATTTGAGCGGGTCCATTGCTGTTAATGGTAACAAATTGTCACCATAACAGTAATCGTGCAGACATACCATGTCTTGAGCACGAAATATATTCAGAATGTATAGGAGAGCATTAACTATACTGGCATGTTCAATCTTACTGAAACGTGACAAAATATATAGTAGCCATGTGACGCCAAGAAAAACTAAAATCTTGACATTAGTCCACAAACCTACCACTACTAAACTCATACTCACCGAAACTTGAAACACTGACACGCGTTCCTTCGTTAAGGATTTATTCAGATAAGACGGAACTGTCGTTACCTCAATCTTGTTGATTTCGATGACAATAATCTTTAACACTATATAGAATAGTGTTGCAGACATCATGACATCACCTAATCTACAAATGTCTTTTGTATCACTG